TCTGATAGGAGCCGAGGCCAAGGTCTTCGAGGTAGTCCCACCATCCGCTCGACACGTCGATGAAGGGATAGGCGAGATCGGTCTGCGACGGGCTCGCGGTCGTGGCGATCCTCCAGACCTGCCGCGCGCAGTCCACCGTGAACTTGACGAGGTACTGCAACTGGGTGGCCGTGGTGGCGTTTGCCAGCGTCCAATGGACCCCGGCGTCGGTCGTCGGGTCGTTACCGACATTGCCTGCGGACTTCGAGTAATAGACCTTGCCATCGCTGCCCACCACGGCGTCATTGATGCCTGTGCTGTTGCCGTAGGTCGTGCCCACCGCCCAGTTCGACGGGTTCGCAGTGCCCGCGAAGAACATCACATTGCCGTCGTTCGGATCGTAGACCATGCCGCTCACGCCCGAGAAGAAGGTCCACGTCGGATCAATGTCGGACGGCGCGATGGTGCCGGCCTTGCGCTTGTTGATGCTCGTGGTCGATCCATACAGGAGTTCGGGCACCTTGTTCGGGTTGATGATGTAGTTACGCTTCGGCTGCCGGAATAGAGTGTTGCCGGCGAGGACGACATCAACCTCATAGAGGCCGAGGCTCTGCCGGATCGCACCACCAGCGGGGATGCGCGTCAGCACGAAAGACTGCGCCCAGCCGGGCTCTGATGCGCCAGAGACCGCGATGGGCTTGTTGCCTTCGTCGAACGTCACCGTGTTGAAGGAGTTCACGCGCATCCCGGTTACGTCCATCACCACTGCGGCGGGGGCGCTGCTACCACTGGGCGTGGTGTCCACGGTCTCCAGCATGAAGTCATGCGCGGCCGAGCCGTCGTTCTTCTGGATACGCATCGGGATGGTGACGTTGGAGGGCGTGGGGATCGACAGGCCCGAGGCCTTCGTCACATAGCCCTTCATCTTCAGCGTCGAGCCGTCGAACTTCACATAGGTCGAGTTGAAGATGGTGCCGCTCTGGTACATCCAAATATCGCCATTATAGTCCAGCCCGAGGCCGCCAGTCGTGATCACGCCGCCCGGCCACACCGCACCATTGGTCTGCCAGTAGGGATTGTTATCGACCGAGAAGGTGTTGGGGTCGCCGTTGCCAGCCGGAACGTCGCCAAGCGGCCAAAAGACGTGGCCGTTCGTGGCGGTCGTCGTCACTGGAGTGAAGGCGCCATAGGTCGTGCTCGCGCTCCAGGCGGCCGGCGTCGCATACCACGACTGCCATTGCGTCGGGCTGGAGACCGGATCATGCCCGGTGTTCGAGTTCACCAGCGACTTGTAGATGAAGCCGCTGCGCGTGGCGAAGTCGCCAGCCGAATAGGTGTGGGCACCATCATAGGGCGAGGGCAGCGTCGAAGGATTGCCGAGGCCGTTCGGGTTCTTGAACCAATCGGTCTGTCCGCTGCTCGTCGGGTCAACGCCAAAGCTGTTCGACACCTGCGCGGTATAGATGAAGTTGTCGCTCCCGACGACCTTGGGGCTCGCGGTGTAAGCCAGCGTGTTGTCGTAGAACGGCGGATCGACGGAGCCGAAGATCGTGCTCATCGTTACATACTGAATGAACGCGCCCGTGCTGATCTTGTATTGGATGAAGCCGCACTCCGGGGTCGTGCCGGGCAGCATGAAGGTCACGCGGTCGTTCCTCCAGTCCGCGATAGCCTGCAAGCCGTAGTCCAGATAGGAGAAGCGGTTCAACACCGTGCTGGAGATCGGAGGAAACTCCATAATTGTCTCGGCGTTCACGGCCGAAGGAACGGCGATCTGCACCGGGTAGCGATAGCCCGTCGAGTTCAGTGCGGCGACATACGCGAGCGTGAACAGCTTGTCGGGGTCGCTCTGGTACGGCACGAAGATTTGCCCGTTCGCCACCGTGTAGTCGCCCAGGTCGAGGCCTGCGACCCACGCCGTCACCGTCTTACCTTCGAGGTTGCCGAGACCGCCGAACGTGATGCCGGTCTTGCCCGCCACCGTCGCCGGCTGGCCGCCCTTCGGGCTCGTGGCGCTGTCCAAGAACCAAGCGTCAGAGATAGTAGAGGTCTCCTGAAAGGCTTCGGTGATCGCCTCAATGCGGCAGTAGCCCGTCGCCGGGTCCTGCGTCATGATCGTGGCGGTCTCGTAGAGCCCACCGGGAGCGGACCCCACAACGAGGTCAATGACCTTGTAGCCGCTGCCCAGGTCGTGCCGGTGCCAGCCGTTGAAGCTGGGCGGCTGCGAGACCATCAGGCTCTCGCGCTTGTAGCTGGAGCCGAGCAGTTTGCCGTCCGAGGTGAGCATCCACAGGACTGGAAAGGTCTCCTGCTGGTAGCCCATGCGGACCACGCCCGTGCCCGTGAGGTGCTTCGCGCGCACTGCAAGGTTCTTGCCAGCGGGTTTGCCGCTGAATAGGTCGGCCAAGTATTCGATCACCTGATTGCCGTACCGCTGCACAAAGGCGACGGTGGTGCCACAGCGCACGGCCTCCACGTCGGCGCTGCCGATCGAGGTGTGATCGTGCGATTGGATGTTGGTGGGCGTCAGCGGGTCGTTGTTCGAGCTTGCCTGCACCAGCCACTCAGCTTGGCACGTTCCCATGAGGATGCCGCCGAGGGCCGGGTTCATCCACAGGATTTGATTGCGCTGCTTCGACCGCAGCGTCTCGCTGATGCCGTTCGCATCTGAGACGGTGCCATCCGGCGACGTGGGCGAGAAGTTGAACAGGTTATCGTCGATCGTGGCGCTCGCGTCGAAGCGGTTCTCGATCACGCCGCCCGTCCACAGGCGCCCCTCGTGGAAGGCACCGCAGGAGGGATAGCCGGTGGTGTCTGAGAACACGCCGAGGCGGTAGAGCGGGATGTTCGCGTTGTAGAGCAGCGGGTCGCCCTGGATCGCGACGGTGATCGACACCGAACTCGCCACCGCAGTGATGATGCCCCACGTCCACTGCGCGGCGTTGGCGGCGACGCCCCAGTTCGTCGCGTCGGTGCCCGGCACCTTGCCGGTGCTCCCGACAAGCGCGGTATAGTAGGCGTTCTGATAGGTCACGAGGTCGCCGGCCGAGTAAGCGTGTGCCACGTCATAAGCGGCAGGGCGCGCGAACAGGCGGATCGAGCGGCCCACGTCCGTGCTCTGGAAGCCCGGCACGGTGATCAGCTTCCACCACGATGCGTTGGGCGGCGAGTGGTTGATGTTGCCGTCTGCGATCGAGACATAGAGATTGCCACCCGATGAAACGACAGCGCCGTTCGTGTACTGCACCTGGGTGGTGTTGCTGGGGCCGCGCTTCTGGGTATTGTTTACGGTGCGCGTGCCGTTCGCATAGGTCGTGGTGCTGCTCCACGCTGGATAGGCGAGACCGAGCGTCACGGCGCCACTGATGCCGGTCGTGGTCAAATAGCTGCCATCGGTCGGCGGATCGAGATAGGGGCCGTCAAGAAACTGCACGGTATTGATCGTGAATAGCGAGCCGCCATCGACCGGCGCGAAGATAACGCGCGTCGGGAGGTTCGGGTGCCAGAGGAAGATCATGTCGTCGCTCTGGGTCGCGCGGAGGTTCTGCCACGCGCCGTTGACGTATGGCGTCTGAAACTCGAAGACGCGCGCCACTTGGATCGCCATGTTGACGGTCCATGCGATCACGGAGCCGTCTACCGGCTGACCGGTGAGCGCGTCGAACAGCAGCCAGTGGTTCACGTCGGAGCCAGTACGCACGACGAACTGGCGGCCCATCAGAAAGCTGGTGTTGGTGGGGTTCGGCTTCAGGTCGTTGAAAACAACCGTGTCGCCATCTGCCCAGTCCGTCGAGCACGTCGCGCTGATCTTCAGGACTGCGGGCGCGGCCTGATTGATGTATTGCACGATGCGCGGCTCCTCAGCCAGCACGACCTGCTGGCTGTCATAGAAGCGTAGGTAGCCGTCCGTGAACTCCATCGTGTAGGGCGTGCTGCCGGTGAACTGGAAGTTTAGCAAGCGGCCGACTTGCCCCTTGCGGGTGAAGGCAAGCTCCTTCGTGCCCGTGCGGCGCGTCGCGGCGCCGGTCTCGATCGGGATCACGTTACGGCAGACGTTCATGCCTTTCTTGTACTCGGGATCGTCCAGCACGCCCTGCGCATAGGGCGAGAACTCGCCGCCCAGGAAGCCTGTCTGTACGTTTGATGCGTCTGCCATTGGTCCCTCTTACATACGGCAAGTGATGAAGTCGTCTTCGGCCGGCTCTATGGGGCCTGCTTCGATGCCATTGACGGCGCGAGCTTCCCCCATGAATTGCTTGTACTCGGTGGCGATGCCTTGAATTTTGCTCACGCTCTGCGTCAGCGGCTCGCACACCTCAACCCCGATGCGGCACGACAGGCCTTCGCAGAACATGCTGTCCATCTGCGTCACGTCCGCGATGTCGGCGGCGAAGCGCAGGATCAGCACGCCGTTCTGGCGCGTCAGGAGATGCTGCCCCTGAAATTCCCAGTCGTCATACTGGTTGCCGCTGGGACCACCGAGGAAGGTGTTGGAGCCCGCCTTCGGGTTCTGCGGCGCCTTGCGCAGGAAGCCATAGGGCAGGAAGTAGACGTTGCGGGTGTTCGTCTGGAACGAAGGCCCAGTACCAATCGGATAGATGAACTGGATCGACTTCACGGTGGCGTCGATCTGGAGCCAGTTCTGGCCGGCGTGCGTGTCGGGCTGGTTGGCGACCGGCAGCGTTGCCCAGTGGACGCCCGCGTCAGTCGTCGGGTCGAGCCCCACGTTGAGATCGACCTTCGACTGATACTTGCTGCTGTTGCTGCCCGTCACCGTGTCGCCCAGATTGTAGTAGGTGGTGGACACCCAAGTCGGCGTCGTGGTGGGCGCGTCGGTCGTCTGGGCCAAGGCGAGGAACACCGTGGGCGTGACACCCGAGAGCGTGTAGACAAGCTCACCCGGATAGTAGGTGGTCTTGCCGGTCGTGTCGTAGGGCTCAACGGTGCGCGGGCCGAAGTATTGCGCCCAGTCGGTCGGATTGATGTCGGGCTCGCTATTGATGTTCGCGGTGCGCGAGAAGTATGTCTTCGTGTTGAAGGTCGCGATCGAGCCGGGGATGTAGTTGTTGGTGGCGCTCCAGGCAGCCGGCGTCAGCATCATCGTGCCCAGCGTCGCCGTCAGGTTCGACGCGCTGACTGGCTGCGGCGGATTGTAGGGGCGCAGCGCCGTCTGACGGATCGAGAATACCCAGATGTTGCGGCGCATCTCTGCGATGCGGAGCTTATCATAGCAGAACGTCACCTCGTCGCACGCCTTGCTGTCTTCCGTAAGCGATGCGATGCGCGTCTGCCCCACGCGCTGAAGGGCGCGGTTCATAATGTCGATGGGGGCTTGGAAGGCGACGGGGACAGACATAGCGGCTCCTTATGGCGCCGCAGCTACTCGCTGTTCGGCACCCGCGTCAGACTAAGATAGTTGGCAGTGGAAGTCGAGATCACGACCTTGTACTGGCCCGGCGCGAGGTCTGGGAACACGAGCTTGTCGGCGGTGATCAGGCTCTTGATGTAAGTGCCCGGCGTCGCGGTGTTGGGGCGGCCGTACTGATCGACATAGGTGGTGCCGTCAGGCATCAGCTTGGATAGCGCACAGGCCGGCGTGCCGGTGCAGGACAGCGCCAGTTCATAGGTGCCGCCTTCGAGAAACCACGGGCCGAAGGTGCCAGCGGCTACGTTCTGCGCCTGGAAGCTCTCGGTCGCGCGCATGTTACAGCCCCAGTACGGTGCTGCGGCCGTCGTTGAGTTCGTTCAGGAGCCGATGCGTGATTTCGGTGATCTCCTGGCGGGTGAGGCCCTTGGTGGCGTCCACGCGAAGCTCGACATCATTGGTGGACACCGCGAGGGTGCCTACCGTCACTTTGTCGGGCTGGCTGTCGGCGCCTCGGTTAAGGCCGAAAGAAACGGAAGCCATTGGCGTCACTCCTTCAAGGGCATTGCCGGGCGGCCCCGCCTGTCTGCGGGAGGGGGCACGCGGTTCGCAGCAGAACCGCCCAGCAAACTAAATTACATCACGAAGTCAACGGCGAGGCCGAGGACTGCGGCGCCGGTCGTCACGTCCGTGGTCTTCACGGTCGCCACGATGTCGAACTCGCCACCCGGATCGGAGGCCAAAGCGAGGGCCTTCCAGAGGGGCAGGTTCTTCAGGTCGGCAGTGTAGGTGCCGCTCTCGTTGGTGACGTCCTTCTCGACCGCAGCCGAGCAGTCAACCGCCGAAGCGAAGAAGGCCTGGGAGATCGCGTTGGCAGCCAAGTCGGCTTTGCCAGTCGGGCCGTCCACAGGGTAATAGACACCGATGTCGAAGGCGCCCGCGCCCTGCGCAGCGGCCGACAGCCAAATCTGCTTGATCTTGGCATTGGTCGGCACACGCAGGATGCGAAGGGTGCTGTCTGCGGCCGAGGCCGCCACAACCACAACGCTGTCGCTCACGTTCTTGACGTACCCTTCCGCACCCGCGCCAGTGGCATTCGGCACGACCGGAACGGCCTGCCGGTTGGTGATGGAAGTGGACTGTTGATGCTTCACGGTCATGACTGTTACTCCGGTTCAAGGGTTACGGGGTGATGTCCACGCCCGAGGTGTCGGCGGCGAGGACCTGAATGACCTTGCCCGGCTGGGTGCGGGTGGCACCGAAGGAGTGCGAGGTGTACAGGTCGTAGGGCTCGCTCGACAGGTCGTTGCGGATCGACACGCGATTGGTAGTGTCCTTCCACATGCCCAGATACAGGCCCGACTTGACGAAGGCGATGCAGCCACGGACGTTCGCGGACACGATCGGCAGGCGCTCCATGACCACGATGTCGAAGCCCATGAAGCGAACCACCTTGCCGTCCACGAGGACCGGGCGGTCGCCGTTGAAGTCGGCGTTCGTCACCTGGGCCTGCTTCAGCAGGTCGGCTTCCTGGCTCGACCCGATGATCAGGGTTGCCGGGTCGCTGTCGAGGTCGTTGTGATAGTGGCGCAGGATGCGCTTGGCTTCGATCAGCTTGGCGACCGTCAGGCCGGCAGAGGCGCTCGCGCCGAAGCTGTCGGAAATCTGGAAGGCCGAAGTGTCGAAGGTCTCGGTCGTGAGCGACGCGGCGTCCTGCCCGATGGAGGAGTTGCCGGTGGCGCGCAGGATGATCTCGTCGTCCCAGTCGCGGCCGCAGGCGTTGGCGGCGTTCTCGACGTAGGCCGACTTCGGGTCCACGATAGTCTTCAGTTCATCGAAGCTGTCGATCAACTGGTCGATCTCGCGGTCGGTCGGGAAGACCCAACGGCGGGTGAAGTCGCTGTCGGTGCGGTTCTTCGGAGCGTAGCGGCCGGCAGGGGTCTTGCTCTGGATCGCGCCCACCTGATTGACAGGGGATGCCATCTTGCCGACGTGGTAGCCTTCGCGGACTTTGCCGCGCAGCTTGCTGCCCATCTGCTGTAGCTTCAGTTCGAGGTTAGTCGAGAACTGGGTGGTTTCCAGGGGAAAGAGGCCTTGTCCATCGGCAGCCATTGGCTTTACTCCGTGAGGTTTTTGGGGTGTGGCGTATCCCGTCACGGGGGCCGAGTTCTGCGCAACATTATTGCGCATGGAATTTTATGTCAACGGCCTTTTGAAAGAAAATTGCGCGCAACAAAAAGGCCCCGGTTTCCCGAGGCCTTTGAGGCACTTACGTTGAAATAAAATTACCGCTGGTTGACGATCATCGTGTTGAGGGCGGTCATTTCGGCCGCCTTCGTCGCGTCGCCGGCAAGATAGGCCTTCACCCAGACCTGATCCGCCATCAGCGCAGACTTGCGGTCGAGCGCAGCCTCGCGCGTCATGGGGACGTTGCCGCCGTTCGGCAGATGCGTCTGCACGAACTTGTCTTCACCGATCTTCGTGCCGACGTTGCGAAACATCTCCATTACGCGCGAATAGCCCACGACTTTTTCCAGGGCCGCGACTTCTTCCGGCGTGACGCCGAGCTTGCCCGCAGCCTGCTTCGCTACGAACATGTTGGCCTCATAGTTCGTGCCCCAGTTCTCCGCGAGCTTCGTCTTCTCGGCTGCGAGTTTTCCTGCGGCTTCGGTTGCACCAGCGGCACCGGCACTGTCGGCTTCCTTGATGCTCTCGCTCACGAGCGTCAGCGCGTCAGCGGGGCGAAGGCCAAGTGTGAAGGCCTTCTTGCTCCACGCGGTCACTTCCTCGGGCTTGAGGTCACTGCCGTCCGCGTGCTTCACCACTTTCAGGCTGTCGGCGTAGCCGGCTTCCGTCTGCGGCATACCGAGCTTGAGGCGCACACCGCGCCAGCCCTCGACGTCGTTCGGGTCGGCCGGCAGGCGCACCATCTTGTCGGCAGGGGCGCCGATCAGCTTCTCCGCTTCGCGGTGGGCCTTGGCGGCATTGAACGCGGCGGTCTTCGCGTCCACTTTGTCCCAGCCACGATTTTGCAGGTAGCCGATGTCTTCGGCGGCAGCGCCTTCATACCAGGGCTTCTCGGCCGGGGCGCCTTCAGCCGGGGGCGCACCTTCAATGCAAGTACCCAGCAGTCGGCCGTTCAAAAATCTAAGCATCGTCGTCTCCTTCGTTGGACAGCTTCCGCGTTTCAGCGCGGAACTGGTTCCCATTGTAAAGAGCAAAAAGCTGTTCGCTCGTCAGATGGAGGTGGTTCGTTATCCGCAACCACACTTCATGTCGGCCCTGAAGCGCCGCACTAATGCGCGGGTCTTCATGGAAAGTCGTCTCGTTCGCGCGGCAGAACTTCGCGAGGTCGATCAGCACTTGCTGCCCTGCGTAGTTGTCGGCCCGGAATGTCAGTTGATAAGCCAGCCTGCGGCGGCGCAAGAAGTCGAACAAGCGCCCGGCCGCGTCCCTCACTGAAGCCATAGGTCCCTCTTACTGCGGTTGCGCCTGTTGACCAGCAGGCTGCTGGGGCGCCATCGGCGCCGAAGTCGGTACTGCGTCGCCGGCCGCAGCCTTCGCCTTGATCAGCGCAGCGGCGGCGGGGGCGGCCTGTATCTGTTGCTCCTTAGCGAGCGCCTGGGCGCGGGCCGCGCGCTTCTTGGCGATGCTCTCCTGCGAGGCGAGCCACGGTTCGGGAGTGCCCTGGATGCGGGCGATGGCGGGCTGGGCCACGTCGAACTCATACACGTCGAGAAGCGACTGGTCCTGCGTGATGGCGACAAGCTCCTTCGTCGTCTCGACCGCGCGGATGAAGCCAGCGGCCTCCTGCGCTTCCATCGCGCGGGACAGCGGCGAGGTGTAGCGCACATGGAATTTTGTCTGCTTGGCGTTAAGGGCCTCCGCGAGTTGCGGCGGCATCGGCTCGACCATGCCCATCTGCACCATGAGGTCCAGTTCGCGCGGGATCATCGTGCCTAGATATTCGCTGGCTTGGCGGCCCATCGACGGGGCGATCAGGATGCCCTTCTCGTTGGTACGCTCGATCACTTCGGTCGCCGTCATTTGCGGCGTCTCGGTGAGGATTTGGAACAGGGACACGAGGAAGGCGTCGTTGATAAGCTGGCGCTCCTCGTCCATCATCTCCTTCGAGACCTGAAGCTCGCCAGTCGGCAGCACCTTGATCAGTTCTTTGCCCTCGCTATTCACGCCACCCTTGTTCAGGGCGCCGGGGCGCAGCGAGACGCCATCAACCAAGCCGTCGTCATAAGTCAGCAGCACGGGGTCGGCCGCGCGGTGCCCCTGCTTCAGGAACATGCGCTTCTCGGCGTTGAGGGTCTTCAGCGCCGGCAGCACCATCATGGCGGGGCTGCGGCCATAGACTTCGCCCGGCGCCTGCTCATAGCGGGACGCGGAGAGCGGGAAGGAGCGGTAGCCGCCCTCCTGCATAATGGACTTGCCCTCGATCGAGATGTAGGTGCTCGCGAACGGCATCCCCTTCTCGTCGAGGCGGTTCGGGTCGCGCTCGCGGTTGGGGACGCAGTGGTGCAGGAAGTTGAACTGCGTGAGCGAGCCGGCGTCATAGGCGCTTTGCAGCGAGGGCGGCAGCGGCTTATCCGGCCACTTCATTTTCGCTTGGCGCGCGTTGAGCCGGAACCACCGGATGAACCCGTTGACGAGGCCCTGGTGATTTTCCATCAGGAACATTTCGCCCAACGGGATCGCCTTGTAGCGGAGGGCGCGCAGGAGATTGCCGGCCTCGTCGCAGGCCTGATCGACGAACATTGGCCCGGTCCCGAAGGCGCCGAGCGACTGATAGACCTGATTGTTGTTCGCGGCGAAGTTGCCATAGGACGAATAGCGGGCCTTGAACATCGACATGGTGGTGGCGTGCAGCCACATGCGGACCTGCCGGTCCTTCATGAGGTTGTCGTCCTCCACGTCGAGCCCGTGCCAGATCATGTTGCGCGGCGTCAGCAGGCTGTCGCAGATCGCGGCGAAGCGGTGCAGAGCCATCATGCCGGTGGCGTCTACCTGACGCTCAGTCTTCTTCTGGCCCGGCCAGTTGAAGTTTCCGTACATGAAGGTGTTGCGATAGTTCGGGAGGATCAGTTCGGCAACCTCCTCCCACTGTGTAGCGGTGGTGTTCCGCCACAGTTGAAGCTCTCCAAAGTCGTGCATGATGTCCTGCACGAGCTTGGCCTCGCGCGGCGAAGGCATTGCTGCCTGCCCTGCGATGTCATAGCGGGATGCGGTGCGCGCCTCGGCAGCCATCTCTATGCCCCTGTGCCGCTGCCGAGCAGCGATTGCACGGCGGCGCTGATGCCGGAAGTTGCCGGGTTGAGCGGGGAGGCTGCGGCGGCGGGCGCCTTCTCAGCCATTTTCTTTTTCTTCTGCTCGTCGAGTTCATCCTGAAGCTGGGTCTGCAACTGGTCGCCCAGGCCGAGGCTCTGCGCCGCAGGGGAGATCGGTGCGTTCTTCAGGCTCGTGTTTCCGGGGAAGGACATCGGCGGCTCCAAATCTAGCGACCGCCCACTAAAGGCGCGGCAGTCCCGCGTCGGGTGCTGCCACCCTGCTAGGCCGCGTTGCTGGTACGGTCAACGCAACTTTATTGCTAGAAGGGGTCGAAGTCAACGCCCTCTGCGGTGGCTCCAGAACGCCGTTTACTGCGCTGCCCACCCAAGGCCCCAGCCCTCCCAAAGCGTTTAGCCATCACACCAATTCGCGTTGCGGACATGATGTCGTCGCGCTCCTTGACGATTAGTCCCTTCTTGCGGTGGTAGCCCCGATACTCCTCGAACCACTCCGCGAGGTGGGCCGCTACCCGCAGCCGGCCGGTCTTCATGCGCTCGTCCATCTCCAGCACACCGGCCTCGGTGCCATAGCCGCCGTCCTCGAACGTGGCGTGCTGCGGGCAGACGTTTAGGCCCTGCGCCTTGTAGAGGTTGATAACTGTCTCGCCTGACTTCTCGCGGGCCGTGCCGTCCTGAGGCCAAGCGACCGGGATCATGATGCCCGACTGCCGGATACGGACGGCGTGCTGCACCGGGGTCTGGTCCGCGATCTTCCATGCTTCGAGAACGTGGATCACGTCGTTGTCGCGGTCCCACGCTTGTAGTGTGCAGCCGAAAGGGTGGCCGATACCGAAGTCTATCGACCAGAGCTTCGTCCAGTGCTGCGGGATGTAGGTGAGCGTCGGCTCGCTGATATGCTCCTCTGGTGTCGTGAAGACCGCGCCCTCGCCCATCGCGGGGTATCCCAGCGTGCGCGCCTTACGCTCGTGTGGGGCGTAGCCTTCAATGATCAGGTTGCGCTCCTCCTCAGTCATGGGCACGTCCATGATAGTCATGTTGACAAAGCCCCGGCTGGGCTTGGTGTCGGTGGTGAAGCGTTCATAAAGTGGAGTGCGCCCCTTCAGCGGGGTGAAGGTGACATAGACCATTCCCTTCGTCGCGTTTGTTCGCGTCAGCCCCTCGGTGTAAATTTCGAGATCGGGTTCTTCGTCGAACCACACGAGGTCAACAGTATCGCCCTGGAATTTTTCGCGACCCGCCTCATAGGAGAGAAAGCTAAGGACCGAAGTGCCGCCGCTCTTGTGCTTGACGTGGACAGTATCGTAGGCGTCGCCAATGCCGCGCGCCGATGAAGGATCACCGACGATCAGCTTCTTGGGAATGAACCCCGAACCGAAAGCGATCTTCAGACCCGGCTCACCGAACAGTTTATTCTGCTGCACCTTGCGGACGACCTTTGCATCAGCGCCCGCAGCCCACGCTTTGATCGGCCGCTCCCATCGCCGCCCGAACCAGTCGTCAGGATAGTTGCCGGTGAGGTGGTAAGTCATTTCGACCGCACCCGCCTCGCTCTTGCCAAGCTGGTTGCCTGCGGAGAACATCCGCTCGCGCTTGGTGGCGCCGAGGTCGAAGAACTCCTGCTGCTTTGGATATGGGACGAAACTCTCGATCTTGTTATAGCGGCGCCTGTCGTCGAGCGCCTTCAGCGCGTCGGCAATATCCTTGAGGGCCTTCCGCCGTTTCTGTTCTTCGTCACTCATAGCAAGTCTGCGAGATCGGGATCGACTTCGGTGAACTCCGCGTCGATCACTGGGGCATGTGGGCCAAGGAGCTTCTGTGCGTCGAGGCCGTTGGCCTTCGCAGTGAGCCGGATGAAGTCTATCAGTTCGTCGGCAGTCTTCTCGTCAAGCTGGTGGACGACAGTGTGCTCGACTTTGCCACCGAAGCCTTTGATGCGGTCGAGCAGTGCGACGGACGCGGCGATCTTGTCCCGGTCCTTCGACGTGCTGCGCGGGCCGGCTATCTGCACCAGCGTGGACACTGCGATGATGGCAGAGCCCTTCAGGCGCCGCAGTGCTTCCTCCTTCATCGCTTCTTCGACGTCGGGATTGGCCGCAAGGCGCGACGCGGCCGCGCTGGTGGAGTTCGGGTTCTTCGTGTCGTAGCCCGCCCAGGAATAGGCCTCGCGATGGTCCCCGCCTGTCACTGACATGGCGCAGACGAAGCGCCGCTGCCGCTCGTTAAGGGCGCGCATCGCCGGCCCCATCTGGTCTTCCGGGGGTACTTCCACGAGGATGTCGAGTTCGCTGGTCATGTTGGCAAACTAACGTCGCGCAAGAATATGTCAACCCGGAATTTTTAGGAGTTGCC